TGGATTGCGAATTCGAGAAGATGTTGTACTTCTGGTCGTACTCACCAAGCGCTTTCGCGTACGCCTGTTGGTACTCGCCTAGACTGCGCGCGTAGACCTTGTCGAACTCGGACGACGCATAGTCCTGGTTGAATTGGGAAAGATCCTTTAACGTGCCGCCGGTGAGCACGGTCCCGCGCGCCGCCGCCGAGTGCTCGATCTGCTTGTGGCCTTGATCGAGCCGGAATTGGTAGCCGGGATCGTTGGCTTCAGTGGCCGACGTCGGCGGGATGAAGTCCCGAAACGAGAAGGGTTCGGTCCACGGGGCGAGGAGCGAGCCCCACGCGCCGAAATCAACGTTGCCGTCGCCGCCGCCGGTGTTCGTGCCGCCTCCACCACCGCCTCCCGAGGAATCGTTGCCGCCGGTATACCAGTAGGCCGTATTGGGGGAGTCCTCCGCGCCGAGGACCTTGAACTTCTGCCCGTCCACCACCAGCTCGTTATTCGAGGGCGTGGTGCCATACATGAAGCGCGGGACATCGAACCCGGCGGCCTTCAGGGCCTCTGCCAGGGGGCCGATGCCCTCACTCGCCTTGTGCGTTTGCTGCCACTGCTTGATGAAATCTTGCGCCGACCCCTTGGGCGTGCCCGGCGTGTTCGGTGGCGGCGGAAACCCCGGATTGAAGACATCCGGCGGAATCGGATTGTTCGGATCGAGTGTCGGGCCCTTCCCGGGCAGATAGGTGATCTGGCCGGTGTTCGGATCGATTGTCGCGATCTCCCGCAGGGCTGTCGCTTCGGGGCTGTTGTAAATCTCCTGGTCGTAGTTCGCGTTCCCGAGCCACGACGCGTACTCCTGATCGCGAATGGGGCGACCGAGATATTTCTTGTAGGTCGCCGCGATTTGTTCGCGGGTGGGCAACGCCATGTCAGTACCGCCCCATTCCCATCAACTGCGAGAGACGGCTTGAGCCGTACGCGCTTGCGCTGGTGTTCGACGCCCACGGCGTGCGGACGCGCCCCGTCGTGGCCGACAAGCTCTTGAAGTAATTCCCGCCGGGCATACTGGGGGCATACGGAGCAGGTTGCGTGGGTTGCGGTCCTCCCGCCGGCGGCGCCGGCCCTGCGGGACTCGTGTTACCAGGGGGCACCGGTTGTCCCGGCGGCACACGGCCAGGCGGCAGCGTCAACGGGCCCGGCGTTGGCGGCGGCGCGGGCGGACCAGGTGGCGGCTGCGGATAGGACGTGAAGCTCGGGTCATAGCCCGGCACCGGCGGCGGCGCAGGAGCCCAGAAGCGCGCCTCGTCCGGATTCGGCGCGCCGAACGTCAGCCCCTGCGTCACGGCGGGTTCAGGTCCGGCGGCGACGGGGTGCGCTTGCGAGTACGCGTAGAGGCTGTTGAGGAGGTCCTCGATGGAGGCGGTCTCCGGCGGCGCGGTACCGGTCACCGACTGGAGGAGATTCGCAAGGCCGGTCCAGTGACGACTGTTCATGCGTTCACCACCGTGCAGCCGAGAGACTTGAAGAGGTCGACCTGATCAACCGGCACGGGCGCGGTGACTCCGTTCGGGCCGCGCATCAGCACCGTGGCCCCGTTCGTCGGTCCTGGTTGTTTGGTCGGCTCGGTGTTCGAGGTGAAGCGCGTCGCACCACTCAGCGTGGTCGGCGAACCACCGTGCGAGGGCGGTGGCACGGTCGGTGGCTGGTGCGCGGGGATCGGTCCGCCGGGGCTCGTGCCGGGACGCGGCACGGCGATCTCGCCCGTCCACACGCCGCCAGGCATCCCAGGCACCGGAAGACCGCCCTTGCCGCTTGGCCCGTAGCCCCCCGTCGTCGGCGGCGTGTCTGTCACCATCGGCGCGTGATCGGGCGTCACGCCCATCAGGTAGGAGAGCTTGTTGACGGCTCCGCGACCGGCCGCCACCCACGGCTCGCTCTGTTGCTGCCCCTGTTTCCAGGCTTGCTTCTGAAACGCGAGCGCATCCTGCATCGCCTGAAATTGCGCCAGCGTCGCGCGGTTTGTCGCGTCGGCTTGCGACCCGGCCGCATCGTGCGACGCGCCAGCAGCCAAATAGCTGCCGATCAAGTTGGTGGCGGCCCCGATGCCAAACATCGCCAGTAGTCCGACGGTTCCGAGTCCTCCCGCAGGCATTAGCTCACTCTTTCTTTCAACACGATCGGGACGGGTTTGAACATCGCCACGATCCGCATCGACACCGGCTGGCCGTCACGCACGACGTGATCGACGAGCAACCCTTCCTCGCAGAATCCGACGCGCCGCAACATCGCGCTCACGGCGAGGTTGTCGTTGAAGAACGTCGCGCAGACTTTCTCGACGCCGCTCGCCCAGACGGACTCAAGTGCCTGCGTGAGCGCGATCTTCCCGAGCCCGCGGTGACAGACCGCGCCCGCGAGACAGATCCCGTGCAGGCTGCCTAAGCGCGTGGTGATCGGCAGGTAGCCGATGTAGCCCGCTGGTTCGTCGTCGACGACGATGCCCCACGTCCGCTCGAGGCGCTGCCGTTGCTCGATTTCCGTGGCGAATGCCGCGAACGTCGTCGGCGCGTCGTCCGCAAAATTGCTCTCTGGACACTCGTGCAGCCAGCACCACAAGCGCGGCACCCACGACGGCGGAAAGGGTTCGACCAGGTGCAGCGTCATCTATCTCCGGAAGTACTGATTGGCGACGACCGGCGTCGTGAACGAAAGCGTCGTGAGCGTGGCCCCGAGCTTGAGATACGTGGCGGCCGAGCCGTCACAGAGCTGCCACCCTGTGGCACTCGGCGCAATCGCGAACGTCGCGTAGTACCCATTGCCGCCGTCCCCGAGCGCGAACTGCCAGCCCGTCACGAACCCAGGCTGTCGAAAGTACTCGCCGCTCAGGCCCGCGACGAGACCGTCGGTCCCAGCCCAGCGCAGCACATGGCCGAAGTCCGCGCTCTCGAACAGGAAGCCGACGTCGTCGCCGGTGAGATCGATCGGGGCCGTGTCGAACGATCCACGCATGACGCCATCGGCGTAGCGCCAGCGCGAGCTCAGGCTGATGTACGTCACGCCGCGGTCGGTCTCGTAGAAGAGGGTCCCGTCCGGATACGTGCCGGCCGGTGTCGTCGCGAGGCGCGTGAAGTGGGTGCCCTGGAGCACGACGGGGGCCTCGACGACGTCGCGCGCGGTCTCCCGAAGCGTCTGGAAAAATCCCGCCCACACACGCGTGAGGAGCCCCGTGCTCCGGTCGATGATCGGTTTATCGAGGGGAATCGTGGCGACGTTGGCCATCAGGCCCCTCCCGCCGTCAAGTACGCATCGAACAATCGCCAACTCACCGCGTCGCTCATCTCGACCTGATAGATGCGGTCGTTCCGTGTGCGCGACATGCCGAGCCGCCGCCACATGACACGCGTCCCACGCTGGCCGATGGCCCCGGCGCTGACCGCTTGCGGGGACGAGTAAATGCCGCCGCCGTCGTCGCTGAATGAGAGGCTGATCTGGGGGTCAATGCCTTGTCCCGTCGTCAGGCCGAGCCCCGTCTCCATGTCGAGCTCGAAGACCGACTGCCGCAATGGCGACTTCTCGGCGCGCACCGGCGGCGCGCGACGGAGGCGGTGAATCTGCACGCCGGCGTCGTCGTACACGAGTGGCGACTGGCGATACACGCTGCCGAGGAGGCGGTCGCCCACGAGGTGCTGGCCGAAGGCGAACGCGTGACAGCGCGCACGATGCGCGTGGAAGCTCGGGACGACCGGTGTGACGCCAGGCACCCCCACGAAGACGGGCGGCGGGATCGGCGGGCCGGGCGTCGTGGCTCCGGAGCCCCACCACGCGCGCTCGTGCCACATCTGCGTCGCCGCGTCGAATGTCCAGGTCGTGTCGGCTGTTGGAAACCAGAAGGTGAGAAAGTCGTGGCCGTCCTGTTGGTACGCCCAACCTTCAGCGTCGGCGATCGTGCTGTAGTTCTGCATCGCCCGGTCGAGGCTGTGGTCCGAGAAGCGCTCCGGTTTGTAGCCATTCGCGCGGTACACGATGCCGTGGCCGCGCTCGTCCGCCCCGATCCACGCAAACGTGTTGTCGAAGAGCGTCAACGATGCCGGGGCGCCGATGCCCTGCGGGATGAGTGAGCCAGGCACCGGGGCGAATGGGAAGTTCGCATCACCCTGGTTGTTCCAAATTTCCGTGCTGTGACTCCCCATGAGCACGAGCTCGCGATGGTCGACCTTGAGTGCGAGGAGTCGATCCGATCCTTCCGAGCGGGTGCCGAAGTCCAGGCTGTCCCACTGCAGGCCGTTAAAGAGCGCGGAGATGTTGAACGTCGCGGAGTTCTTCACCAGGACGACGAAGTAGCCGTCGCAGAAGGCGCCCATGGCGACCGCGGCGGGAAAGCCCGAGGCCGTGATCAGGAACAGGCCGTTGGTGCTGAGGTCGAAGATGTAGCCGCTGCCGCCGCTCGTGATGAAGAGCTGCTTCCCGTTGGAACAGATCGTCGCAGGCGCGCCATCGGCGGCGAGGGCGCCGCCACGCTGGATGACCACGCCACTGCTCAGAATCTCGCAGAACGCATTGCCGCCGACCGCGAAGCAGCGGCCGTCCTCGCAGAAGAGGGCGCGCACCGGCCCCACCGGCAGCGTGGCGAAGAGCGCGAGGCCAGGCGTCCCAACGAGGACTAAGCGCTTGTCCGGCCCGCGCTCATCGAGCTCGGGAAAGAGGTTCACCGAGCGCTGCGCGTCGGCGGTCTGGGATTGACTGACATAACTACCGCCAACGAAGCCCGGCAGTCTCACTGCCGCACCGAGTCGGTGTAGATGTCGTAGCGCGCGCCGACCCCGAGCAACGCCGGGTCGAACCCGAGGTCATCGAGTTGAATGTTGGCCGCTTTGATCTTGCCCTTACTTTCGGCCGCAATCGCCATGACGACGGGATCGGCCGTGACGCCGTATTCCGGGGCGAGCTCCACCGCGAGGTTGTACCGGATGGCTCGCGCGTAGCCCGGCGCGAACGTGTAGTCCGTGCTGCTGATGTCCGCGAACTGGGCGATCGCTGTCGGCCCCGAGAGCGCGAGCTGCAGGCCCGTGCTGTCGGGAATCGGCAGGAGGAAGACCGTGGCGAGGGGCCACGTCCGAATGAGGTACACGCCCTGGGGTTCGCCCGTGATCGACCGGACCGGGATGCGCTCGTACTGGGTGTCGGTGAAGATGTGCAGGGGCACTTCGACGGCGGGGGGGCTGGCGCGGACGAGGCCCGCCTTCGAGATCGCGAGCGGCCGCGCGGCATTGAACACGCCACCCACCCCGATGGTGTACGTGTTGACCGCGTTCGTCAGCGGGAAGAGCGCGCGCACCTCGGCGTAGAGCATGAGGCGCTCGAGGGTCCAGCTATCGATCATCTCGTTCAGGATCGAGAAGCCGTCGGTCATCTCGTCGGCGGTCGGCACGGCGCCGGCCGCGAGGACGCCAATGCGGCGCATCGCGCGCGTGATGAGGTCGCTGGCTTTCATCTCAGTTCAACCACTCGTAGAGGATGCCCTTGAGCCGGATCGCGAGCCGTGTGCCGACCAGGATCAGGCGCGGGCCAACGCCGCCGATTCCGCCGCTCGTCCCGAGGGCGGCGGTAAACCCCCGCTTGGTCTGCTTCCCCATCGCGCCGACGAAGCCCACCGAGGCGGTAAACGCCTGAAAGAAAAGTTGCCCGACCGACAGGACGCCACTCCACGTCCCGACGAAGGCCAGCGCGGCGACGAACGCGTGGCCCGTCCGCTTCGCGATCAGCCCCACGAACGACACGGTGGCCGTCAAGCCGCGCATCGTGCGCTTCGCCACGCTGCCGACAAACGACACGCCCCCGGTGAGCGACTTTCCGGTCTGCTTCCTTACCTCCCCCGCAAACGACACGGAGGCCGTGAAGAACACCAACGCCAATCGCGACGGACTGAGTGTCCCGACGAAGCTCACCGCGCCAGTGAGGGTCCGACTGGTCCGCTTCGCGATCGCCCCGACGAACGACACCGTGGCGGTCAGCAGATGGGTCGTGAGCTTCGAGACCGTGCCGACGAACGTGAGGCCGCCGGTGAGCGACTTCCGGGTTTGCTTACTGACGCTCCCGGCGAACGAGAGTGCCGCGGTGAACAGCACGATCACCAGATGCGACGGGGTCATCACGCCGATAAACGACAACGCCGCCGTCAGGAGCTGCGCCGTGGTCTTTCGCACCGCCCCGATGAACGTGAGGCCTGCCGTCAGGCCCCGACCTGTCTGCTTCGCGGTGGTCCCGACAAAGGACAGGCCACCCGTCAACGGGTAGATCGTCTGTTTACTGACGACCCCCACGAACGACAGCGCCGCCAGGAGGTCCTGGGTGAAGACCGAGCCACTGGTGTCCGTGATCAGGTCCGGATCAAACTGCCCGCCTTCGTTCAACGCGGCGTCAAACGATCCGGCTGGCGTGACGGCGGCGTCGTAGAGTCCTCCCGCCATTACGAGAACTCATCCACCACGATCACGCCGGCGCTCCCGTTGCCGCCGGTCCGGACCGTGCTCGCGCCGGTCGCACTCCCGCTGCCGCCCGCACCGAAGCCCACGGCGTTGGTGCCGGCGCCCACCGCGACCAAGCCAAGCCCGCCCGCGCCGAACGGGCTATTCCCCCCGTTGCCTGATGCCACAATCGGCGTCGCCACAATCAGCGTGACGCCATACTCGCCATGCGCGCCGGCGCTATTGACATCGCCGTTGGTCGAGACCGTGCCGCCCGCGCCACCGCGAAACGACCCCAGCGTGGTGATCGCCGTGGCGAGCGGTCCGCCGGTGCCCCCGAGCGCCGTGACGGTCACACCGCCCACCGTGAACGTCGACGACGTGCCATTCGCACCCGCGGCGCCCGAGACGCCGTTGCCCGCCGCGCCGATGGCGTAGGTGTAGGCGGTATTCCCGGTCACCGTGAACGTCTTCTCGGCGTAGCCGCCCGCGCCGCCGCCTCCCGCCGCCGCCGCCGCGGACGCCACAGACGAGCAGCCCCCGCCACCCGCTCCGCCGCCCACCAGCCTGGCGTAGAGGGACGTCGTGCCCGGCTGCGTCGTGAACGTCGTGCCGCTCGTGAGCACCGACGTCTTCAGCCAGCGACCGGTCCCCACGCCAGCCTTCACGGCCCCGTTGACGTCGTAGAGGTACCAGGTCCCGGCGTCATTCATCAGCGCGTACTCGCCCGCCGCGAGCGTGAACGACAGCAGTTTCACGGCCGTCGTGCCGTCGGTCATCTCGACCCCAATCGTGACGGCGGTCGTCGCGTGCGCGTTGCGGATGCTGATGCTCTTGACGTTCCGTTTGATGGACGCGCCTGGCGATCCGATGATCGTCGTGGTCGTCGCCGTCGTGATGAGCGTGTTCTGGCCGTCCGAGGTGAACGTGCTCGGCGCGGTAAAGTCGATGTACGACGCATTGACCTGCACGTCGCAGACGGCGGACGTCACGAGCCGCGCCAGCGCCGTGGTCGTGTCGAGGACGAGCATGTCAGTCCATCCTCATCTGCACGGCCATCTGATACGGCTGGTAGACCACTGCGGCGGCTAAGTTCCCGGCTTCCCAGTCATCGCCTCGCGTCGTGTTCGAATCGAACCCGGTCACCCCGGCCGACCCTGACGTAATCGCGCTATCGGTGGTCGTCGCGATCGAGCTGCCGTTCTTGTAGGCCGTCAGGGTTGTACCGTTCGCGTCGATCATGTAGATGTCATTGACCGCCGCCCCGAAGATGTTGCTGCCGAACTGCGTCCACGTCCCGGCCACGTTCTTGAAAAATTGCGTCAGCCCAGCCCCGCCGACTGTTCCCGAATACACGCCGTAATAGGTCGCCGTGGCCCCGGCGGCACAGCGCACGGCCGGCCCGATGACGCCGGCGGCGGAGGCGCTGGCGAGGGTCAGCTTCGCGTACTGGTTGTCCGCAAACGTGTCCCCGGTCCAGTGCCCGGCGATCTCCGCGCCCGCCGAGTTCGTCTGCAGGGTGTTGCTCTGGATCTGGAACGCGCCATTGTTCATGACCCAATTCGCGTTATGGGTCGGCAACGTGACGCCATTCGTGTCGGTGAACGCATCGGTCGCGGGCAGTGCCATCTACCACTGCTCCCCGCCGAACACGAGAAACGTGACCGGCCATTGGTCGTAGAGTTGCCGCAGAATCTGCCGGACCGTCGTGGTCCCGGTGACCGTCAGCCCGAAGCCAAATGAGGCCGCCATGTCTTGAAGCGCGGTCTGCGTCGCCGTGGGCACCGTCGACCACTGACTCCCCACCGTGACGCCGCCCGTGAAGAGCCGCACGCCTTGACCATCCAGGCGCTGCGTAAACTGGAAGACGATGATCACGCCCCGCACCAACTGCCGATAGGTCCAAGACGCCGGCACGAGGTTGGAGCCGGGGATGTTGCGGTCTTCCAAGGCGGTCTGAACCAGCCCGAGGTTCGCGCCGATCTGCTGGGTGAGATCCAGCGGCAGTGCCGACACCTCGGCGTCTGCTGCGATGGTCGCGTGCGTGGACGCGTCGATGGCGGTCGCCTTCACGAGCATGACGGGTTCGCGTCCGTAATCGACCATGTCCCAGCGCGCGCCACTGACGGCGTCGATCAGATCGGCGTACTTCGGCTTCCTTGGATCTTGACTACTGGAACCCGATCCGACGGTCGGCATGAGATAGACGCGGTCCATGTGTGGGTCCTAGTCGATCTGGACGAGCGCCGCGCTCGCCGCCAGCGCGTCCACGTCGTGTTTGAACTGCAGCGCGTCCATGTACTCGACCGCCACCATGACGCCGGTCAGGACGAGTTGGCACGGCGTGCCCGGGCCGGCCATTGCCGGCATCACGATCGCGACGAGCTTCGACGCGTCCAGATGGACCGTTGCGCCCGTGGTGTCTCGCACAGTCACCATGCGACTAGCCTCCAGCCGTGATCGAGAGCGTGTACGTGTAAGAGATGCTGTCCAAATTTACGACGTTGATGGCGGCGAACTTCCGGCGGTCCCACATCACCGGTCGGATCAGATACGGGTCGGTGTTGACCGGCGCGGTGGCGACGGTCCCGTCGGAGACCTTGTACCAAGCGGGCACGGTGACGACGCTGGTCGTGTTCGAAAGGTCCAGTCCCCACCCGAGTCCACCCGCGGTGTATTCGAAGATGAACATCTGGTGGCCCTGGAGCGAGGCACTCGACGCGGTGAGCGGCGTGCCGGTCACGGTACCGGTGGTGGCGCTGCCTGCGGTGAACGGAGAGCCGGTCGTCGCGGAAATCGTGCCGTTAGCGAACAGTCCCCACTCCGTGACGGCTTCGACGCCGGTGTAGGGGATGACCGCGACGGTCTGGTACTTCTGCAGGTTGGCCGCGCTGACCAGGACCTGCGTGCCGGCGACGGGCGTCTGCCCGCCCTGCGTCGAGATGGTCCCGAGTTTGATGTCGGTGGTCGCTTCGTTGACGGTCCCGGTGCCGGACGCGTGATACTTCATCATCCCGAGCGCGCGCACGGCCGCCGCCGACGGCGCGGCCCAGGCGTAGTCATTCGCCAGCGCCAGCACCCCCACGTTGGTCACCATGCCCGAGCCGAGGTCGTAGTCCTTGAGCACCTGGCCGCCGCGGACATGCGTCGCCCGGAGGTGCGAGTGGAACGAAATGCCGCCGGGGAACCCCGAGGCGGCACCGTGCGGATCACGGACCAGGCGGACGCCCCACGTGCGCGGATCGCGGACGAGTGCGTAGCCCTTGGATCGCCAGAGCACGGTCGGGAGTTTCGGGAGTCTCACGCGGGCACTTCCTTTTACGAGTAACTGAGGGCGGCGCGGTTGTTCCAAATGGCGTTGAAGAGGGGCGAGCCGTTCGCGTATTGCACGTCGGTCGGGTTGTTCGCCCCGTCGTACGTCAGCTTCCGAATCTGCCAGAGCGCCGACGCTTTACTGCTGCCCTGCAGCGCGCAGCCGATGTAGATCGGATTCACGCCGCTGCCGTCCCACTCGAACGTCTCGGTGTAGCTCGGGTCCTGCGTGACTTTCACCGAGCCGAGGGCGTTCACGCCGACCGGGAGCGACGAGCTGAGCGACACCGGCACGACGTTCGTCTCATCGATCGGGATCGGCACGAGCCGTCCATCGGCGTGCCGGCCGAGGGCGACGGTCCCGGTCGCGGGCGCCGTCGTCGCGTCTTCCGCGTACTGCGTGCCCCCGCCAGAGACGTACGTGTTGCCGAAGGTGTCCGTGAGGGCCACCGCGAGCGGGTTCCCGCCGCCGTAGCTCCGTACCGAGGCCTTGACCGCAGGGTCGTCCGGACTCACGAGCACGAGGTCACCGCCCGCCGCGCCGCCGCCGCCGGTGTCGCGCACCCAATCGAGCGTGGGGACATCCCAGATGTGCCCGAGGGCGGTGACGACCTGGAAGCTCGGTTGCGGAATCGACATCAGACGCGTTTCTTCAAATCCAAGAGCAGTTCCCCGACCGCCTCACGGACGTCGGCGATGACATGCGCCTCGGTCCGTCCGACCCCGACGCCCTTCGCCGCAATGCGCGCGCAGAGGTTCTCGACGAGTTCGACTTCCACCGCGAGGCCCGGGGCCCAGCGGTGGACGACCTCGCCGGTCGCCACGTGCACGATCTGGATCGCATAGTCGGACGCCATCAGCGGGGCACGCCGCTTACGGAGCCCGGCGGGAGCTTCCCGTCGGTGACGAGCATCTCGAGGAGTCGCTTGTCGAGCGACTTCACGGTGAGGTTCGCCGTGTTCAACGCCAGCATCCGCGTGGTGGCCGGGTCGCCGTCATAGGTCTTGATGATCTCGATGCCGTCCGAGCCCGTGACGCCGACGTCGATGTGCGCGCGCGGCCAATCGCAATGCAGCAACGTCACCTGGTAGAAGGTGCGTGTCGGCGCCGTCAGATCGAGCTGCTCCGGCACTTATTGCACCGACGCCCCGCCGGGGAACCGGCCTGGGTAGTCCGTGATGATCTTGTCGAACACGCGGCGCCACAGGGTGCGGGTCGTCAGGTTCGCGGTGTTGAGCGCGGTGATGAGCGCAGCCGTCTGCGCATCGGTCGTGGTCGTGCAGGGCGACGTACACGGCCAGGAGAAGGTCTCTTGGACGCCGCTCGCGATATGCACAATCGTCACGGAGATCCGCGGGTTTGGCAGCAGTTCGATATGCAGCGCGCCGGGGACGTAGTTATCAATCGACGGCCGCGCGATCGGCACCGTTCGGCTGATCGCCTCTTGCGCGAAACTTGTCGCGGTCAGAAGCACGAGCGCGAGCGAGAGACTCAACAGACGGCGCATGATTCGTCCTTCCTACTTGCTGCTGACGCAAATAAAATTCACGACGTCGCTCGCCGTCCAAGCAGTGGACGTCGTGAGCGTCACTTGCGTCGTGGTGATCGTCGTGACCCGCGTCGGTACGTTGGTCAGGGTGGGCGTGGCAATACAAAACGGCGCGGAGGGCCACGCCGTGCCGTTGAAGTCGATCACGCCGGTCGTCGCCGCGCCGCCCGTCCCGACGTTCACGCTCCCCGCGAACGGCGTCGATCCCGCAGTGATACTCGGCGTGGTGCCGAACCCGCTCGACACGGTGGGCAGCGCGTCCACCTTGACCGACACGCCGAAGGTGGCGGCGTTATTCGTGATGGTCATTCGCCCATCGGCCGGGGCTTTGATGGAGAGCCGACCCAACACCGCCAATGACGAGTTCACGGCCGCATAGATGTCTCCAGACGCGATGAATGACGACGCTTGCACGGTCACCGTCGCCGCCCCACTGCGCCAGAACCCCAACGTCGGCTCACTCGCAAACGCAAGACTCGGCACGCCAGAGGTGCCATCCCTGAACAGATACGCCGACGTCCCCGGCGTGGTCTTGACCTGCGCGCTCAGGACGGCCGCGGCCGCGAAGAGCGTCAGGGCGAGCAGCGCCGTCCGAAGATTGGAAAACGTCAACATCGGCACTCCTATTGGTCGAAGCACTGAAACTTCAGCGTCCCGCTCGTGGCCGTCGTGCGAATCGCGCGAAACTTGAACAGAAATTCGTGCCTGGTAATCTCGATCACCTCGAGTGGCTCCACGAGAATCCCTTCCGTGGTCGTCGGGTCCGTGCCGTCGACGCGGTACCGGATCTCCCCGGTCTCGAGTCGCCCGACGCAGCGTTCCTTCTGCGGTAGCCCGAGCGGGGTGATGGTCGTCGACGTAAAGCCAATGGAGCTCGCGGCGACCGTGATCGATTCGTACGTGACGACATCGGCCTGCACGCACACGGCGAGCGCGAGGACCATCGCCACCAGGAGCAGACGGCGGACCTTCTTCACACGGACTCCCTAGTCGTCGCAGCGGAGAACACGGCGCGAGGGCGCACGAGAGGGCGTGCGCCTCACGGGTTGGGACGTGTCGGTGGTCAGGCGGCCTTCGGCGGCTTCGTCGCGGGCGGCGGAGCGACTGGCGCGGACCCGACGTCGTCGAGGTCCACCGCGGGCGGCGCACCGAGCCAGGCCGGGCCGAGCACTTTCTCGGCTTCGGCGGTCTCGACCGTGCGCTGCTCGACGATCGGCTGGCCGTCGGCATCCTTCTTCTTCGTCAGCCGGTAGAACATCCGCGGAAACACCTGTTGGATGTAGGTCTCTGACCAGCCCTGATGCCCCAACTCGGCGCGCCGTTCTTTGGTCTCGACGAGTTGCGGCTTCTCCGTCGGGTGGTACATGTAGAGCGGATACTCGCCGGCCACGTGCGGCACGATGCCCATGAGTCAGATCCCTTTCAAGCGGCGCGCGGAATTGCGCGGGTCAGTAACTCGGATTCCACTTCGTGCTCAACTTTGGTATCCTCTGGCCGTGCCATTTACACACGTGAAACCAGAGCCGTGTTCGGTGCATGACTGTTCGGGTGAAACGAATGTTCGCGGTTCGGCGAAGGGTCTGTGTCGTCGCCACTATCGCCGCTTGCTGAAGTACGGCGACCCCACCAAAGACGAACGACGCCGCAACGGACAAGGCTCGTTTCGACCGGACGGCTATTTTCTGCAAAGCATCAAAGGGCGAAGGGTGCGCGGCCATCGAGCTGTGATGGAGCAGGTCCTTGGTCGCCCGCTGTTGTCGACAGAAATTGTTCATCATCGAGACGGCAACCCCGCGAATAACGATCCGTCCAACCTCGAACTTCATACGCGCGAATCGCACATGAAGCTTCACAAACCGCGACGCACGTACTCAAAGGCGAGCTAGTAGCTCGGGTTCCATTTACTTCCGTCCCAGGTCATGATCAACGCCTTGTTGACCACGGCGGTCGTGGCCAGCGAGATGTTGCCCGCAGCACTTGTGACGAACGCGCCATCCGGAATCAGCACGATCTGACAGGTCAGCGCGCAGCCGGCGGGAACGGTGATCGTGGTGACCGGGTTGACAGTGCCTGTCACATGCGTGACGTACGACACGGGCGCGATCGTCGTCGCCGACGCGATGGCGGTGCCCAGCACGGGACCAGCAATCGAGGGCGACGGGTACGGCTGCGAGACGACGGCCCACTGGCTCGTGATGCACTTCCACACGAACCCGTTCCGGACGTTGATGCGGAGGGTGTAGACCTCGGTCGACGCGACGCAGGTTCCAAGCGCCGGGTCAGACGCGACGTAGGGCGTGCCGATGACGCCGGCGGTCGGGCCGGCGTAGATGATCGACAACGTGGCGTGCGCGCCAGCCGTCGTGCCGTCCGCGCCGCGTCGAACCTGGGCGAGGGTGCCGCTGATTGACACGACCTGGATGGCTTCGCGGTCGACGAACAGTTGCGAGCCCGCCACAACGCCGGTCGCGGAGGTCAGGGTGAGGGACTGGTCGCCGACGGCAACCGCCCCGTTGAGGGTGGTCTGCGTGACGGCGGTCTGCGCGCCGGCGGGAATCGCCAGGGCGAAGACGGCCAGGAGGCCGAGGAGCAGAGTCGTGATGCGCTTCATGATCGATGTTCTCTCTTGAAAAGGGCGCGCGTGAGGAGCGAGGCGTCTCGCCACGCGCGCCGATCGTTGTTTACGACGCGATCCGAACGGCGAGCTCCGGCCGCAAGGCCGCGTAGCCGTACAACACATCCAGTCGCGCGGGCGACTGGTCGGTCATGATGTTGTAGTCCTTGATGAACCGCACCGAGATGCCGAGCTGCTTGCTCGACACCCGCTCCGCGGCCCACACGCCCTGCGGCAGATCGAGATCCGCCATGACGAGCGCCGCGAAGTCGGGGTTGTAGATGAGCCCCTGTGGAGTCGCGAGACTGGCGTACGCCGACGCGCTGCCGAAGATCGTGATCGCCGCGCCGGAGGCCGGCGACACCGTCACGGTCTGATACGCGCCCGCGGTGATGATCGCGGGCGAGATCGGAATGGTCGCCGCGCCGGCGCCGTCCGAGCTCACGTCCGCGGTGACCACGAAGTCCTGCAGTTGCCCGGTCGAGACCCGGTTCTGCGGATTCACGCCGAAAACGCCCGCGAACTGAATCACGTCCCCGCGCTTCAGCCGGTTGGCCGCCGCAGCGGTCCAGGCCTGGCTGATGATCGAGGCGCCGACCTGGTTCGCACCGTTGACGGTCGGGGTCCCGCCGAGCGGACCGACGGTGTGCGTGTAGACGTTCTGGTCCATGTACCAGCGGCTGACGCCCAGCGCCTGCGCGCCGAACTGACCGGACCGGTACTGCTCACTGATCTGCGCGGCGGGATTGAAGACGGCGGCGTTGGCGTTGACCAGCGTCGCCTGCATCATCGCGTTGAGCATCCCGATGCGGCCGTCCATCGGGACCGACGCATTGGAGAGCTTCACGCCTGCTTGCAGGTACGTGAGGTTGAGGTTCGGGACGACGCCGGGTACGCCGACGGACTGTGCGACCAGCGGCGTCATGCGCGTGAGGCCGTCGAAGTCGATCTGGTTGATAATCGCCGCGACCGCGGGTCTGATGTACCGCTCGCGGTAGTTGTCGATCTCCATCGTCAACGAGGCGGTCGAGAACTCGATCCCGATGTTGGCCTGGTCGGTGAGGGTGATCGGCACAACCTGGTCGCTGACCGCTTGCGGGTTCAGCGCCTGGCCCTTGTTGACGACGTAGCGCTGTGGCAGACGGGCCGAGACGGTGTAGCCGACCTTCGCGCCGGCGACGACGTAGGAGTCGTCGTAGTCGCGGTTGATCGTGTTCGCGAAGTGGAGCTCGTTGACGAGGATTCGGGCGACTTCTTTAGTGACCCAACTCGGGGTCACGATGGAATTAGGCATCGGTCACTTCTCGTGTTGCCTCAGCGACGTTGGAGCTCGCGTTCACGCGCGTTCATGCGCCGGACGTAGTCCGGCCCGAACGGGATGTCTGCGGGATCAGTGTCGGGAGAGGCGTTGCCTGAACCGCCCAGCGGCTTCACTGGTGGAGCGGTTCGGGTGATGGGTCGAGCGGGAGAGGCCGGGCCGCTGGCAGGAACACGAGCAGCCTCAATCCGCGCTTCGAGCTTGTTCATGGCTTTGCGTTGCGCGTCCGGCGTCGGGAGCGCAGCGATGGCGGCGAACTCGTCGTGGTGCTGGCCGAGGTAGTAGGCGATCTCGCCCCCGAGCTCGGAGTGGACGATTTCGTAGTTCATGGCGGGCGTGAGGGCGAGGTGGTCGACGCTGCGCAGGCCCTCGTCAAAATCGGCGTGCTGCGCTTTGGCTTCTTCGATGCGCGTCTGGTGTTCCTTGAAGAGGGCCTGCGCGGCGCGGGTGTCGTTGTCCTCGACGGTCTTCTTGTCCGCAGCGGCACGAGCCGCCTGCTCGGCAGCGGTCTGCTGAGCGGCGGCCTCGAGGTGTTCGCGTTTGAGTTCGGCTTTCGTCCAGTCGACGACGGCGTCAGACCAGGCGTCCATGTCATCGAAGTCCGCGAGCTTCGGTTTGGCGGTCGCAGCGGCGGCGGCCGCGGCGACTGGAGGTTCGGCCACGGGCTTCACGTCGGCGGCGGGCTTCTTCGCGGCGAGCTCGTCGAGTTCGCGCTTCAGCGCATCGCGCTGCGCGACCAAGGCGTCGTGCTCGCGCACGGTGTCGCCCTTCTGCTTCACAAGCGCGTTGATCTCGGCTTGGATCTGGTCCTTGCGGGTGGCGGCGGTGCCCTTCTTGCCGGCGGCGAGCGTACGACCGGCCTCAGAGAGGTCGGGCTTCTCGTCGGGGGTTTCGGTGACTGGCGGCTCCGCCGGGACCTTCGCGGCCGCGGCCGCCTCTTCCTTCAGGGTCGGCTTGAGCGACTCGCGGATCTGCGCCTCCGTCGACGTGGTCGACGTGATCGTGAGGTCGCCTTCCGTGACGCTGACTGGTTCAGACATGCTCAACCCCTGGCGGCGCGCGCTGCGTGCGCGTGAAACGGCCCGTCGAAAAAATGAGGACTGAAACGCGAAAAGGGCCGCTTGACCTGCCGCGCAGATATCGCGCGATCGATCAAGCGGCCCTCTTCGCTTGGATCAGCCCTGTCCGAATCACGTGTCGCTGGGCGGCGACGTTCGCGCGCGGTAATTACTCGCGCGCTAGTGACCCGTGCAATGTGTGGTCTATGTCAGTACGGCGCTCCTCGGTTGCGCCTTCAAGTACCCCCCGAGCCCCGACGCGCACACGAAACAGAGTTCCTTGACGCCCCCCTCCGCATCGCGGGCGGCGGACAACACGGTGCGATCCCTGGCAGCGTCGTAGCGAATCCCCGACGGCCACGGATTCACCGAGAAGACGGCCACGCAATCCTCCCCGAGCTGGTTGCCGCAGCGGTCGCAGAAGTGCTTCGTCATCGCCGGTTGTTCATTTGGGCCGACGTCACGACGCACGGATCGGCCCAGCCGGTCCCGCCACTGATGCGACACGCCATCTCCGGCCGCACCCTCCCCCAGCCGTAGAGCACGTCGAAGCGGACCGGCACGCTCATCCCGCCGGTGCGGTACTGCTCGGGAATCTGCGGGAACGCGAGCGAGAACGCGTCGGGATGGAACGCGACCGACGGCGGCGCGGCGGGTGCCGGCAGGAAACGCGCCACGAGCGGCGCGAGCAGGCTGCCGAAGAACGTGCGGCGCGACAGCACTACTTGCCCCTCTTCGGCGGATGCAGGAATGTCCCAAGGTTCCGGTGCGGGTGCGCGACGCGCTCCGGCTTCCCTGCCATCGAGCCTGCGGCGAAGTCGTGGAGTTGGGCGTGGCTGAGGGACTGGCGCAGGTTCACCGCCTTCGGGAACGTGGCGCCGTGGTCGGCGGCAGCAAAGAGTCTCTGTTGCGCCTTTGATTTAGCTGGCACGGTGCCCTCGTTGATTAAAGGCGCTCAGCCGCTGCTTGTACTCTTCCCGCACATCGAGGTCTTCCTGAATCGACACCCGTCTCGGCCAGGTTTTGCCGCGCGCGTGAAACGACACGCGGACTGGCGGAAGAGAAAGAAAGTCGAGCCCGAGGGCAACTTGTTCGGTTTTTACTTTCACGTACGGCTGAATGGCTCGTAACAGGCGCTCGATGTCCGCCTTGTTCCACATGATGAGCGCGAAGGCCGGTGCCCACCTTGAAGACCTCGCGGGCCCATATTTCGAATAGATCGCTCCTCCGGTGAACTGTTGAATCCAGCGGAGAACACCAAGATGACGATTCGCAAAGTCCAGCGCGAGTCGATAGTGAACCGACGCCACGCCGGAGCCTGCTTTACCGCGGGAATGACGATTCGATCGGCGCATCGTGAGACAACCCTCGCCGTCGAAGAAACCTGCTATGTAGGCAGCCTCCTCCACGGTCATCGCTCGTAGCGGCGTTTTGGGTTTACTCGACATCACTGGCCTCCAATGACCAGACCACGATGCAATCGCGAAACCAACCTACGGCCCTCCCGTGGGTTTCGGTGCGGCCTTCGCGGCCGCCGCGTCAATCTTTGCCTGCCGCTGCTGCGCGTCGGCCGCGTGTCCTGCCTGCTGATCGGTCGCGGCCGCATCGTGTGCCGCCTGCTGGTCGGTCGCCTGCGCGTCGTGCCCGGCCTGCTGCGCCATCGAGGCTGAGTCGTGACCCGCCTGTTGCGCCGCCAGCGCCGCATCCGCCTGCTGTTCGCCGACCGCCGCCTGCTGATCGTGGACCGCGCCCATCGCCTGCATCCCGGCCTCGTGCGCCTGTCCAGTGTGCTGAAGCACGCGTTGGTGGAGCAAATCAAGTTCCTGTTGCGCGGCGTTCAATTCGGCGGTGATCGTGGCGTCGGCGCGGGCCGCGTCGATCTTGGCTTGGACCGCCAGGAGCTGCGCTTCGACCTGGTGGATGACGATGCGTTCCTTCGATTCGATCTCCGCCGCCTTCATGCGCTCGTTCGACGCGAGCTTCTCGCGCTCGTTGTCGAGCAGCCGCGTCTTCTCCGCGAGGTCCGTCATGGCCATCTGCAGTTGCATGGTCATGGACTGCACCTTCTGCTCGAGCACCCTCGGGTCGGGGCCGTCGGTCTCGTCGGCCATTCCCGGCGGGAGCGCTTTCCGGAGCCGGTCGGCCATCTGACGCGCCTGCGGGAAGTCCATCTGCGCGACCCAGAGGTCCGCGATGAGCGGGGCGAGCTGCGGGGCGGCGATGATGAGCTCTCCGACGGCCGTCACGGTCTCTTCGCGGCGGGTCGAGAACGATTTGCCGACCGCGACGACGACGCCGTACTGCCCCTGCTTCAGGTCGAAATGCTTCGGTTTGGGCTGAGGCCCACCCGCCGGCGGGCCCGGTGCGCCCGCGGGCATGGCGTAGGCGCCGTCAGGCCCTTTCATCATCGCGAGCGGCGCGCCGTTCTCCCCTGGCACGAACGGGGCGTTGAGCATGACGTGCTGCGGCTCGTCGTCGAGCCCGAGGAGCTGCACGACGCGCTGTTCGCGGTCGTAGACGTAGGGGATGAGGTCGAGCAGGACGCGGCCCTCGTGCACCATCGAGATGGTCCCGAGGTTGTCGATGAAGTTGCTGTTACCCTGCTCGCTCTGCTTCTGCAGCGCCTGGATGGCTTTCCCGCTGCGTGCGCGCGGGTCGATGTTGCCGAGCGACGGGTCGAACGTGTTCGTCGTCGCCTTGATGTCCATGTCCGCTTCGTGCGCGGCCAAGGTGATCGCCTGGATGGCGGGCTCGACGACGTTACGCTGCGGGGGCGGCACCGCCGCGCCGCCAATCGAGATAGCCTTGTACTTGAGACTGGAGAAGTTGCGCACGTTCGCGAGCTTCCACATCGTCTCGAAGCCCTCGTCCTGGCCCTCGGCCATCACCCACGGGGACTTCGGCGCGAGCCCGACGGCCTCGACCTGTGCGGAGCGCATCACGTTGTAGGAGCGCTGCGCGTCCTTCGCCCCGCGGACGATGCCGGCAAACGTCCGCTTCCCGTCGATGTTGTATTCCTTGCCGATGACGGGGATGTAGGGGATGTACCGCCCTTCCCATACGGTCTCCTTGAGGATTTCCGCCGCGGAGAGCTGGCAGTAGTGAACGGTCTTCTTGTCGTAGTCCCGCTCTTGGATGATGGCGAGGCCGGGCGGCAGCGTCGTGGGCAGATCGTCTTTGAGGACCGGGGGCCCGATTGCGCCGGCGGCCGTCCCGAGCTGCACGAGCGTCTTGGTCTCGGTCTCGACGTAGTAGTGCTCGGCGACGCGGAAGGTGCGGCTCGTCTTGTCGCCGCCGATCCAGTCGGGGGCCGTGTCCCCGATGCTCGAGAGCTCCGACTCGGTGGACTGCGTGAGGATCGACCGCGGAAACATCCGCGCGAAGCGCTCCGCGGGCAGATCGACGACATCGAACAGCCACTCGCCGTCGGACCAGTCCGGCTCGATGGCGAACGGGTCGGCATAGACCGACGCCTGGTTCAGGATGCGTTTGATCTGCAGGTCCTGGTCGAAGTCGCCGTCGTTCGCGTAGGTCTTGACGATGCGGTACCAGCCGCGGCCGCACTTGACGGCGCGCTCGAACGCCCAGCCGCGGGCGATCTGCGCGCGGCTCTCGACCTCGATGTTCCGAATGAGGCCCTGCAGCGTCTCGGCGGTCTCTTTCGTCGCGCCGCCGCCCTTCGGGCTGATTTGGATGGCGAGGTGCGCCGCGCGCTGGGTGTTGGTGAGCTGGAGGATGGGTTGATCGAGCTTGTTGATCGTGAGGCACGGCCGAGCGGGCACCCCGAGCAGGCCGGGGCCGGCTTTCCCGGCGCGCTCGCTCTTGATGTCGTCGGGCCACTGTTCGCCGGCGTCGAACTTCAGGTCGTCGATTTCGAGGCGGCGGCCCTCGTTTTCCGCCTCGGCCGCGAGCTTGAACCGGTCGAGCGAGCGCTCGAGGAGCTTCCGCTTCCGGGTGATGTCAGCCTTGGTGTCCTTCTGCTCCGGCGTCTCGACGGCGTCGTCGTCGTCGGTGACGAGGGCACGCGCGGCGCGGGACAGGCGAGTCGTGATGCCGTCGATGACGCCCATCAGTGAACGCGGTCCCCCGCCGACGTCGCGTTCCAGTCGTCCGCCTCGTCCGCCAGCCGTCGCTTCTCGCGCCGGTTCAGCTCCATCACCTCGAGTTCGAGGTCGAGCTCCTTGCGGGCTTCCTCCGCCGTTCCGCCGTACTTCTGCAGGAAGTAGGCGAACATCTGGTCCGCCATGTCGTCGTTCACGGTGTGGCCGGCGAGGTTCCGGAGAAAGCGCTGCCGCCAGAGGAACGGGCCATTCGCGATCACCAGGAGCATCAGCAGCCGGTCGGTGACGACGGTCCGGAACGTCTCGAGGACGGCGAGCTCGGTGAGATGCGCCGGGGAGCCCAGTGCCGGCTTAAACGGCATCGGGCTCCGCAGGGCGCACCGGGACGTCAGCGTCCATGCCGCCGACGGCGGTCTCGTCATTGGTAGGGCGTTGGTAGGCCGTTGGTAACTCGTCCTCGTCCGGCACCAGGCGCACCTCGAATGCCGCACAGTTGTCGCCGGCCGTTTTCGGACCGCATCCCGACTCGTTTTCGGCGTCACGTTGTCTGAAAATGCCCTCGGGTTCTGTGGTAGGCGCCTGCACCATACCCAGGAGCTGCGCGACGTCGAGCAGACTGCACGGCAGGTCCGCGCGCCGCAGGTCGCGCGCCGCCGTCCAGATCACCCGCGCATCCTTCGACCGGAATCCCCGCGTCGGGTAATCAGGCAGGCGCCCGTGCGCGAGCGCGCGGACGAGACAGATGACTTCCTGGCGGGCACTGGCAGACAGGCGAGCAGCGGTCACATGCGGCCCTCGTGATGTGGTGGGGATTCGAGATTCCGAGGACCAGTGTGGCGGGCAGAGTAGAAGCGGCGCGAACGCGCGGGCGACTATTCGGTGACGTCGACGTCGGACCAGACCGAGACGTACTGCACGATCTTCTCGGCCAGCGCCCGGTTGGTCAGGTGCTCGTAAGCGCCGTACGTATCGAAGATCCGATCGAGCGCACGCTCGACGGCGATCACGCACACGGCGTGCAGGCTCAGTGTGAAGCGGTGCGACAGACCATAACTGAGTAGACCGTCGGACATCCCTAGCCTCCCATCCAACTCAGCGCCGTACTGGTGTCGGACGAACGTCCGCCGTAGCCTTCGTCGGGGCGCTTCTCCTTCGGCGGTTTCTGCCGAACCGCGAGCCCACGAAACGCGTCGCTCGCATGGGACGCAAAATTATGAACGGGTGTCGCCTGAAACTCGTTCAGCGACGCGTTGAACGAGCGCCGGTAGTTCAGCAACGCCGTACGTCCCTCTTCGGTCTTCTTCTCATCGAACCAGCAGCGCGGCAACAGCAGCCGGACGGCGTGAATGCCCTCGCTGATTTCTTCCGCCGACCCCTGGTGCAGCCGCGGCGTGATCTCGAACTTGATCCCGAGCGCCGCCGCGGACTCCTGCCGGCTGCGGCCCGACCCGAGCTCGCGGACCACGATGTCATGCGGGCCCCAATGCTTCCCATAGACGTAGCCCTTCTCCTGGAGCTTGCGCGCATAGAACGGGAAGCCCTCGCCCGAGGCCTCGAGGAAGTCGATCAGGCGCACCTCGCCCGACCGCAGGCTCTGACTGAACCAGATGCTCGTGTTGTCGGCCATGCCGAGGTCCCAATCGGTATCGACGGGCAGGGCGGGATCGTAGGGGACGGACGTGATGCGGCCCTCTTTCCTCGCCGCCGCCATCTCCTGCCCATAGTACGACCCTTTGATCGCGGCTTCGGGACTGAGGTACCACTCCTGGTCGAACTCCGCCTGCGTCATCAGGCCGTTGGCGATGAGCGCCCGGTCGTCCGCCATCGCTTTGGTCAGGACCGTGACAGTCAGCTCGTTCTCGGTGACGAGGGATCGGTCGATGTCCTGCCAGAGCGTGAACCACTCCGGGTCGTTCTTCGCGGCCTGGAAGGTCGCGTAGAGGTGGTCCTTGCCCTTGATCGTCCCGCTGAAGATGGCGTAGCCGACGTGGTCCGCGAGGGACTTCGAGAGGACCTCGGAGAAGATGTTGCGCGGCTGCTGGCTGAACTCGTCCAGGGACAGCCCGCTGAAGCCGGAGCCGCGGAGCCGGTCGGGTTTGTCGGCGCCGAACAGTTGCACGCGCGAGCCGTTGGCGAACTTGATCAGCAGCTCGGATTCGTTGGGCTTCGCGCCCTCGACGTCGCGCGCGTGGAACTTCAGCATGTCCCACGCCATCAGCTTCGCCTGCTTGTAGCTGGGCATGATGTGCCCGTACCAGCGGTTGCGGAGCAGCGGCTTCAGGTCCGCATCCGACAGGTTGGGGAGCAGATGCCGCAGGCGCTGCGTCTCCCACTCGTTGTTCATCGCGGCGCGGATGTGATGATTGACGGTCGCCGTGGTCTTCCCGAGACGGCGATGGAGCACGAGCGCGGACCACCGCGCGAACGAGGCATGAAAGGGCCCGGCCCACCGACGTGGGAGGTACGGCAGAGTGACTATTCGGTCCGCCACCGGTACTCAATGTCACCGACAACCTTGATGCGCTGCTCGAGGAGCCCGAGATGCTCGAACAGGAGCTTCAGCGCGTCGACCTTCGGCCAGGTCTTGACCTTGTGGATGGTGTCGACGAACCCGTCGCCAGAGGTGACGTTCTTCTTGATGATCTCCATCGACGCGAGCGCGGCCGCGGACTCTTCGCTCAGGAGATGCACGGGTTTGAGGTTGCCGTGCTGGTCGTAGAAGGTGCGCGGGTCGTGGAGCGCGATCCGTCGGGCTTCTTCGAGGATGCGAGTCGCCGACAGGTCGCACTTCGCGAGCTGCGCGTTCTTGCCGGCGGCGATGGCAAGAGCGACGTTGGGTAGGGCGAGGAGTTGAGACCCTCGGGATGTGGCCGAGCTCGCGCGACTGCCCGGCAGGGCGCGCATGATGGCCTGCGTGGCGTTCAAGTCGATGAGAAATTCCGCGACGAAGCGCTGCTGGCGATCGGTGAGGGGGGTGTCGACGGTGATGATCGGGCGACCGATGGCGCGGGATGGCTTCGCCGGGCGTTTCTTCTTCTTCCTCGCTCGCTTGGTCATGAACGAGTCCAGCGTGCGCTTCGGAGACGACCAGGCGCAAACGCCCGGTTAGGATTCGAAGAAGCGAACGAGCACCCACCCGACGACGATGATGAGCACCGCCAGGACGAACGCGCCCGGCCACGTGACGTGTTGGGCGGCCTCGACGATGCTCTGGTCAATCATTCATCGTCCTCGCCGTCGCCATTCGCCGGTGTCTTCACGCGTTCGGCGAACTCCGCGTCGCTGCGGACCCGATATTCCAGGTAGAGCAGTTCTTTGGCGATGGTGAACGCGGCGTCCCGCTCGTGGTCGGTCAGCGCCAGCGTGCGGACGATCGTGGCGAGTCGGCGGCCGGCGTCAATGACCTTGCTGTCTGACGTCATCGTCATCCTCTCCATGGAGTTCTTTCGCGACGCCGCGCACTTCGCGGATCGTCTCGCCGAGCGCTTTGCCCATCTTCGGGAGCTGGCGCGGCCCGAAGATCAGGAGCGCGACCGCTGCGATGATGCACAGCTCTGGGAGTCCGAGTGGTCCGAACATCAGCCCCTCCTTCGTCCGTAGTACGTGCCGGGCTCAGTGCGCCTGATGTCGAGGCGCTGGGCGAAGAACGAATCCGGCACTCCAGGGAACAACGCGACCTGTGCGTCTTCGAGTTGTTCTTGCGTCAGCACCTTCCCGCAGCGCCGACCACCGATCAGGTGCCACTTATGATCAAAGTCGTACTCGCCATTCAGGTTGGTCAGCGTCCACACGTGCCCACCGAACAGCGACGGATTCGGGGCCGTGATGGCCGCGATCATCGCGGGCGTCGGCGCCACGACCGGCTCTGGTAGGAAAATCGTCTTCGCCCCCGGCACCCAGAGCGCCCGCTCGAGGTCGAACTCCGTCCCGGCCACCGCGGCCGCCGCCACGCCGGCGGCAATCCGTCCGAGGAATCCCCGTCGCGTCATCATGGCTGCAGGTCTCCTTTCAGCTTCGCGGCGCGTTGGGCGGCGCGGGCGTGGGCGCGTCGGCTGCGCTCATACGGACGCCTGACGTCACGCGTCAGGGCGTTCAGACACTCCCGCGCCGAGGCGTGTCGCCCGCGTTGAAAACAGAACGGGCAGATCGGGAGCGGGGCCTTCATGGTCGACCCGTCTCAACCCGTATCAAGCCAGGCAATGATTTCGCCCCCTGTATCGTGTTCACGCGATGCTCCAAGTCGGCTTGGACCATTAAGGGAGCCACCGTCATTGCCTGGCTCGGTACCGCGCGTTCTGCGCCAGGCGACACCGCCGACAACATTTCCACCGTGGCTCACGGACTCGGCCACACCAACAGCGGTCGGCGGCGCGATGCCGGGCCCGCCAGCGCCGCATCCGCTCAGTGCTGCCTCGGATCACAGATAATCTTGCACTTGCAGTGCTTCGGATGACAGAACACGGCACACGTGCTGTCCTCAATCGGCGGTTCGTCGCAATCCTCTGAATGGTCCATGCGCTTGCACGCGCAGACGTGGTCGGGGAGCACGTCCTTCCCGGCCGGCTGGCAGAACCAGCCAGCTGGCGGCTCGTCCCGATGCTGTTCGTACACCGGCGTCAACAGGCTCAGCGCCAAGAGGTACAGCAGCGCGAACCGCTTCATTTCGGACTCCATTCCCGTGGTTGCTCAGGCGGCCGAAAGAGCGTCGCAGGATCAATCCGCACGGCTCCGCCTGCGGTCCGCACGTATTCGATCTTCCCACTCGCCAGCCAGTTGTAAATCGTGCGACGCGAGACGCCGGCCACCTCGCACGCCCGCATGATCGAAATCCACGGCGTGTCCGTCATGCCGCTCCCTTGGTCATCGCGAGTTGTTTCTCCGCCAAGTCGGCGCGCAAGCCCTCCGCCGTCAGCACGTCGAGTTCGCGATCAATCCGCTGCTCGAGGAACGTCAGTCGCGCATTGAAATCGAGCAGCCCCTCGTGGTCGTCCCCGATGGCCGGACACACCGACGCGTGGGCATCGAGCCGCGACGCCGCCTCCATCGACCGTTCGACCGACACGAGAATGGCCGACAGCCGCATCCACCGAATCTCCGACCCGCGCCGGCTCACGTCACCACCCGGCCCCCGCCTCGTGGACGAAGGCCCGCACGTCCCTTGCCGTGACGATGCGCGACACGCGCATCCACCAGTGCTCGCGATGCCGGTGACCGGACACGCATCCGATCTTGGTGTGCTCGATGCGTCCGGTCGCGATCAAGGCGGTCCAGCACGACCGCCCGTCGTAATACGAGTAGCCGTACGCGGCCATGGCCCCATCCATCGCCGCTGGGAAGAATCTGTCGGGAAGGGATGCCAAGACGGCGTCGAGCTCCGCCTCGGTCCACGATCGCCCTCGCTGCCAGCCGGTCCCGGCGGCATTTCTGTATGTCGGCATTCCGCAGGTAGCGTGTCATTCGAGAACTTTCCGGTGCAACCGACGCATCTTCAGTTCGGTGCGCAGCGTGACGCGATCGCCGAGTTGCAGATGCGGCAGGCGCGCGCGGTGCCCGAGCTCGCGCGCGATGTGTGCCAGCGTGTAGCGTTCGCGCCGGAGGTCGCGAATGAGGCGCACGGTGGCGGCGGCCGAGCGCGTCGCGCCGAGCGCCGGCGCGAGCGGGACCGCCAGGATCTTGGCGGCCGTCGACCAGTGCACCCAGCGCATGCGCGGCCGTCGGCGACGGATATTCAGCACCTGTTGCCGGGTCAGGCCGGCCAGGATCGCCACGCGCCTCGAGCCGAGCCCGAGATGCTGCAGGCGGAGCAAGTAGGCGCGCACCGCCGTCGCGGCGATGCACCCGTGCCACGTGCCGAGGGCCCGCGCGTGGCGGCGCGCGCGAAGATAGGTCGTGTTGGACCGACAACAGGGCTGACATCGACACCCGGCGGCATACGAACGGCGAATCCCGTGCGGACTGGCCCCACTCACCGACTCACGGACGGTCCGGTTCGGCGTCCGCGGTCAGGGACCCCCCGTCGGGCGCCAGTTCCTGCGCGATGGCCTTCTCGGCCCAGGCGAACGCTTCCTCGAGGCGGGCGAAGGAGTTCGAGCGCTCCCGACAGTGCGGGCTGTTGTACTTGACGAGCTTGGAAAGCTGGAAGAAGGCCTCACCCAGCGCCTTCACGCGGAACGTCTGACCCACGGCGAGGTCAGGCGGACAGAAGCGTGCCTTGAGCACGTTGTCGGGGACGTCCGTGACGCGACCAGGGCCCCGGCGCTCGGCCCGCCACACGGGTCCCTCAGAATCTCTATCAGATGCGCCCAAAGCAATACCCTCAAAAAAAGGTTAGAGCGGTCGCCCCCCAATGCTGGGCAACCACAACTGACGATTCTAGGGGGGTTAGCTGAGCCTCCTGCGAGGGGCTCTGGAACGGCAGGGGATTGACGGGAGCGTAGCAGGGGTCAGGGCTGGGCGACTGTCCCGCTTTGCACACGTCGCCAGCGCTCATCCACAACGGTCGTCCAGCGGTCCCGCGGGGCTTCCAGCCACCAGGACGTCGTGGGCGCCTGCTTGGCCTTGCGAGCTGAGGCGACGTCCTCGAACGGGCGAGCGTGCACCATCGGCGGTTCGACATACGACCGCAGGGCCCACATCAACTTCACCTGGCGGTGCCCCACCATCTTGATCTCTTTGGCCGCTTTCAACGCGTCAATGGCTTTCCCGAGGTGGTGTTCCTGGACGTGCAGCGTCTCGCGGATGACGCGCTTCGGAAGCGGGCCGGCGGCCAGGAGGTCGAGGACGGCGGCCTGGAGCTCGGGCTGCTCGATCGTGCGCGGGGTCCACTCGGTGTCGAGGGGCGGGCGGCGTCTGGGCTTCGGTGTGCCCGGGAGCTTCGTGTACTTGTTCATTCCAGATGGCCCAGGGTTCGCAGTTGCGCTTCGGACAACACGCGATCGCGCGGGCAGTTCGCGTCCATGTCGGCAAACTGCGGCGCGTCGTCGATGCGGATCGCGGCCACCTCCCCGCCGGGATTGCAGGCCATCGCGTGCGCTTTGCGGATCGCCGCCGCTATCCAGATCGCCTCGGCCTCTGGCGGCCGTAAGCCGTTCATGGCGCGTATCCGCCCCAGTTCCGCACGGACAGCCTCGGCGTCGTCAGTGGTGACATCGACGATCGCGACTCCGAGGAATTGTTCCCCCTTCGGCAGGTCCGGATCGAAGAACGAGAGCCAGAAGGTTTGCGTCTCCATCTATGGCTCCGTTGGTTCCTTGCGCCGATTCTTCCGACGAACCCCTGACAATCCTGCACGCGCTTCGCCTTGGATGTTCTTGTAGGTCATCTCAAGGGCTTCCTCGTAGGACAGGCCGTACTCCTTTTCGCAGCGTCGCCGGAGTTGCGCGGGTGTCATGTACGCGAGAATGCGCCGCAGGGCCCTCTCGAATCGCTGCTCGAAATCGACACGCGCGCTCATCGAATCCCTTTCTTGGCGACGTATCGTTTGGCTGACAGGTCGTACGTCATCGCTCGTGGATGGGCGCGCATGAACGCGGCGAGATCGGCCGACGCCTGCGGCCTCGACAGTCCGAACTTGCGCTGCACGTGTTCGCGGTTGATGAAGCCGAACACGCGCAGGGTCTCGGCGATCCATTCCAGGCGATGCTGCTCGAACCATCGCGACATTTACGGCTTGCCTTCCGGCTCCGGCGCGGCGGCGAGCAGCGCGGCGAGTTCTTCCACGCATCCGCCGTAGATCGCCGCTTTCGAGTCAGCGGCATATGAATCCGAGCTGGCCCCGCGCAACTCCGTGACGGCGGCGTGCGCCCGCCACTCACGTTCGCGATCCTGCCATCGCGTCGCCATCTGTCCCAGCGCGGAGACGAGGGCGGCGAGCCGCTGCTCGGCCTGCTCGGCGCGGTGAATTAGTTCAGCCTCGGTGTGTCGTTCGCCGAGTCGGCCGCGGTCTTCGGCACGCTGCACGATTTCCGGCAGCTTATTAAAGCGCGCAATCCACTCATCTCGCTCAGCGGTCAGGCGGGCGACGTCGGCGCGCAGCTCTTTGTTCGCGATGCGCAGCTCACGGTTCTCCCGGCTCAGCCAGTAATTATCGGCATCTAGGCGGGCGGCGGCGGGGCCGTCGAAGGCATCGACCGCAGCAGTGTTTGTATCCGGATGCTGCTCCCCGGTTAGGGCTTGGTCGGAAACAACTCGTGATCTTTCGTTGGTCGTCCGTCCATAGGGCACCTCCTTTCTTTCTTCTTTCTCATGTACTCCTCCTGCGCGGACCGCTGGGGCGGGGGATCCGGGTGAACTCATGTTCGCAAACGCCGCGCCGAGCAGTTCAATAGCAAATTGTCGATCGCGACTCCGATAACCAGCGGCTTCGTCGCGCTGAAATGTCGTCAGCACCGTCCGCGCCGCCTCTTCCAACGACATGCAATCAGACGGGGCGGGGGCGGATCCCGCGCCGGCGGACGGATCGTCAGCCATCAATCTCCTTCGTAGTCCGCGCCGGAGTAGCCGAACCGATCAAACTTTGGACTATCGTCACGAAGCTGCTGACAGGGCACACAGCGCTTCGTGCGATGCACGACACCAGGCGTCGGCACCGCATCCTTCCACTTCCGAAAACAGTCCGAACAGGTGTTCCACGTTTCGTCCAGCGGCGCGTCGGCGGGGCGGGGATCGCCGGGCATCAGGACGTCCCTTCAACTGGCATCGGGAGCCCTTCCCCGACGTATTCGAACTTACTTTCAAAATCACCGCGCGCGATGTAGCACGGTCGAACGGTGCCGGCCCATTCCGGTTCGACCCGCAGGGGAATGTAGACAACCGCCTGCTCGCCCGTGTAGTGCTCCCGCGCCAGCAACAAAAACTGGTACAAGTTGCCGGTGCGCCGCTTGCGATAAATGCCGGTCCTCATGCGGGCGTCGCCTCCCCCTCCGCCGCGTCCGCCTCCCGTTCGTTCATTGCAGCGCGCCCTCGGTAACACTGATCGGCGACCGCTCCGTGATCACGCCCATCTGCCGCAACCACGCCAGCCCGCTCAGGAAGCGGCCGCCGTTTGGATGAATCCCGAGGGCCTCTGCGAGTGCCTCGCGCGTCAGGGCTTTCGGATAGATGGCGACGAGCACCTCGAAGCTCCGGAGCGCCGTGCCGTCCTTGAGCGCCATCCGCACGCCCTGGGGCCCGGTCGTCGGCTCGTGCGCGTGCGTCATGCCGGCGGGTGTCAACCGGAAGCCGTCGAGATGGCCGTTCGCGCGCAGCCACGCGAGCGCGGACAGGTACCGGCCGCCGTTGGGGTGGATCCCTAACCAACGAGCGACGGCCTCGCGGTTCGGGTCGATGCCGCGGATGTTGAGCATCGCGATGGTGTCGATGATGCGGAGGGCGGTCCCGTCGAAGCCGTTGTCGGCGGCATTGGCACGAGCGACCGGCGACCGCCTGGGTGCCGGCGTCACGAGCTGCGGCCGCGGCACCGGTGGCGGCGGTGTCGGCCCAGCCGCGACCGAGCGCATCGCGTTGAGCAGCGCGAGCGAGACCTCGTCGAGGTTGCCCCAGAACAACGCCATCGCCTTGCCGTGGCGGTTCGCTTCCGCCGTCATGCGCGTGAGCACGGTTTCGAGGCGCTTGACCTGGCTGTCCTTCAGGACCGGGACCTCGACGCGCCGCGCAACTTTCTGTTGCGGATCCGCAACTTTTTGTTGCGCGCCGGCCAATTCCTTCCGCAGTTCCGCGATCGTCTTCCGGAGCTCGCGCGGGTCGTCCGCCTTCGCCTTCTCCACCGTCTCCGCCATCTGCGTCCGCAGCCGCTCGAGGTCGACCGCCGCCAGCTTCTTCGGCTGCACCGGTTTCTGTCCGACCTTCGGCGTCGCCGCGGAATCGAACGTCTGCCGCCGGCGAACCGCGACCTGCTTCAGCACGCCGAGCCATTCCGGGCTCCACACCCACGCCGTCCCGTTCGGCAACGTCGGCAACGTCTCGAGCACCTCCTGGCGCTTCTCGTCGCCCGCGTGATACTTGATCCACGCATCGATCGCCTCGCGGTCCTGCGGCCCGGTCGTCCGGAACGCGATGAGCGTCTCGGCCTGCGTGGTGACGTCCTTGTTCACCTTGGCCGAACGTTGCGTCACGATCGTGCAGCCGACGCCGCTCTGCCGCCCCCAGCGCACGAGCCGGTCCATCGCGCCGAGCATCGCTTCTTCACCCTTGGCCGGCCGCTGGGGAATGAAGGCGTCGGCTTCCTCGAGCACCATGTGGACCGGCTCGGTGTTCACCTGGAGCAGGCGCTTCGCGAAGTCGGTCACGAAGCGCGCGCGCTCCGCCACGCCCCATTCCTTCATCGACAGCACGACCGAGAGATGCTCCTTTGCCACCATGTCCGCGATGAGCGCGCCCGCGGTCGATTCGAGCGGGAGGTCGCCGTGCGGCCCGCCGAAGACGTAGACCGGGAAGCCGGGCCCTTTGCCGTTGAAGCTGGCTTTCAGGCCCCACCACGCATCGACGGGGTCGAGCACGACGATCGGGAGGTTGGCGGTCAGGAGCTCTTCGACGAGCACGGTCGCGCCATTACTCTTACCGCTTCCTCGTTTTCCGAAGATCGCGAACGTCTGCGTGACGGCGTCGAGCGGCAGCGCGAGATCCTTCGCCAGGTGGAGCTTCATGCGCGCCTCCGGCCGTCGCCGCGTTCGTCGCGATGCCACGTTCGCAGATCGTCAGCCCGCCACTCCAACATCCGCCGCAGCGTCTCGCGCACCTTCGCCGGCACGTCGCCCTGGACGAGGCGCCGCGCCTGCGCGTCGGTCAGGAGGATCCAGTTCTCCCTCAGGTGCGGGGCCCGCTTCATTTCATTGGCTCCCAATCGAACAGCGACCGCGACCGCCGCAGCGCCGACGGCGGCACGTAGTAGCACTGTCCCTGCACTCGCCCGAACGCGGGCGCGTCACACCAGCACACCTTCACCCGCACGGCACAGACCTTCTCGATGAGCACAAGATGCAGGCTCAGGCCCGCCCACGAATTGATCGCGACGTAGCGGGTATCGCCGACGCGGAGCTCGTCGCGCGTCACGACAGATCGATCACCCCGTTCCGGATCAGCCGCACGTCCTCGACCTCGAGCGCCCCCTTGCCCACCAGGGCGAGCGCATTGGTCTCCCCCGCTTGCGCGCTGCCGCCCAGATCGATCCGCGCCTGCAGCACGATGTTGTGGATCCCGACGCCGACGTCGGCCGCCACAAACACAAACGCATTCGCCGTGAGCG